CTGTCCCCGGTTCGCCCGGGTGAAGCGCAAAGTCGTCGTCGCGGCGACGGCGTCGAGGCGCGGCGTCTCGATGCCCGGCTGGGCGCCGAGCTGCGCCAGCCAGGCTTCGTCGGCGAGCGCCGCGTAGCGCTGCAAATGCGCAACGCGCGCCTCCTCGGCCATGAGCGACCACTGATAGGCGAGCATGCCGATGAGCAGCATTTCCGGCTGCATCGGGAACAGCGTCTTGCCCGAGGCCTGTTCGAACCAGGCGACGAGATGCTGTTCGAGGATCTTCGGGTCGCGCTCGAACAGCTCCGGCGCGGGCAGCGCGCGCAGGGCTTCGAGATTGAAAGGCCCCGGATCGTCAAGACGCGCCAAGCGGCACCTCCACGATCTGGATGCGCTTGTCGATGTCGCCGGCGAGCACGACCTTCATCACCGCCGCCCAGCGGCCATATTCGACGCCCCGGAACGTCACGTCCTGCATGACGACGCGCGGCTCGTAAGTCGTCACGGCGTCCCACAGCTCGCGGGCGATATTGGGCTTGGCGATGTGCTCGGGCTCGTCGATCCACCGGACGAGCCGCACGCATTTCTCGGGATGCAGCGGGCACGTGCCCTTCTCGGTGAGCGCGATGGCGCGCACGGCCTGCAAGGGATCGAGATGGCCGAAGGCGACCTCGCCCAGCGCGTCGCGCTTGAGCGCCCAGTGCACATAGTCGATCGTGCGCCAGTCGAGCATGCCCCTTCATCGCGTGAGAGGGACATGCTTTCGCTGTGACGGCGTCACAGCCTCATTCGAAGGCAGGCATTTCGGTCAGTTTGCAGAATTTTGAAAATTTGCAAAGGGCGCCCGCTCACCGCGCCAATCGCGCCCGGACGCCATCCGGCAATTGGCGCTCGCAGGCCTTCCTCGCCTCTGCCGGGTCCTCCTCGACGCCGAAGCCGCCATTGCCGGGCGTCCCGTCCGAGTAGACCTGGACGAACCACGCCCATTTCCCGTCTTGCGGGCCGCCCTTGACCCGATAGAGCCGCGCGAGGGAGAGCCCGCCTTCGGAGAGGCTCCAATCGTCTTCGAGCGCCGTGCGCCCATCCAACGATGTTCGCTTCCACTGCAGTGCCGTCATAACCTGCTCACAATGATCTCTGCGGCGCGCTTGGCCCCGCTCCCGCCAGCGGCCGTGTAGGTCAGCTCGACCGACTCGACCTTACCGAGACCACCATAGATCGCACGCGTCTCGGGGCGATCGATCATCGTGAGAATAAAGCGCCCTTTAAGGCAGCTTAAAAGCCCCGCCAAAGCCTCGTGATCCGCCCTCGGGAAGGTCGCGGCGTAGTGGCCCTCGGTCCCGTAATAGGGCGGGTCGACGAAGAACAGCGTCTCCGGCCGGTCCCATCGGCGCAGGAACTCGGCCCAGTCCAGGCATTCGATCGTCACGCCGCAGAGCCGCTCGTGGATTGCCTCCAGCACCGGGCCGAGCCGCTGGACGTTGAACCGGGCGGGGCCGTGCGTGTCGATCCCGAAGCTCCGCCCCGCGACCTTCCCGCCGAAGGAAAGCTTCTGCAGGTAGATGAACCTCGCCGCGCGCTCCAGGTCGTTGAGCGTCGCCGGATCGGTCTGGCGCAGCCGTTCGAACTCGGCCCGGCTCGTGATCTGGAATTTGAGCGTCTCCATGAACTGCGGATAGTGGCGCTGCAGGATGCGGAAGAAGGTGATGACCTCCCGGTCCGCGTCGTTGACCGCCTCGACCCGCGCCGCGAGCCGCCGCTTGAGAAACACCCCGCCCATGCCGATAAAAGGCTCGGCATAGACCCGGTGCGGAACCGCCTCGATCATCCCGCACAGCCGCCCCGCGAGCTGCTTCTTTCCGCCAATCCAGCCAGCGGCCGGCGAAACCGGCCGAACTTCCCGCATCTCCATTGTCCGTTAATCCATTGGCCCCACGCTGCCTCGCGGCGGGGGGCGGTAAGTTCGCTTTCGCCGCGCGGCGACCCATCCCCATGAGCTGGCCGCGTCCGGGGCCACCCGGCCCCGCTACTTCGTCCCGAAAATCACCGGCTCGTGCGGCCGCAGCGGGAATGCCGCGCCGGGCGTCGCCTGGTCGACCTGCCCATACATGTCCCGCGCCCGCACGGTTTCATGATTTCCTCACAGGGGGCACGGGGATGTCGTCGACGGCGCTGAGCGTGATCGGGCGCGACACGATGATTCCGTCGTCGGTGATGAGCAGGCGCGTCTGGCCGGACGACAGGAAAACCTTGCCGTCGGCGATATGCACGCGCGCCTCTTTCACGGAGAGGAACAGCTTCCCCTCCTTCATCTGGACGCGATGCGTCTTGGTTTTCGGATCGTGCTCGTGCACCGCGCCGTCCTCGAACTCGACGTGATAATTTTCCTTCGCGGACTCGGGGCGCTCGTCCATCTCGGAATAGAGCCCGCCGACGATCACGCCGTCCTCGCCGCGCCAGTCGACGAGGCAGGCGACCTGCTCGCCTTCGCGATGCGTATGCGCGTGACGATTGCCCTTCGCCCCGGTCGCGGCGATCGAGAGCCAAAAGCTCTGCACGCCGTCCTCGTCCTCGAATTTGACGCGGGCGCGCCACAGCTTCTCGTCGATCTTCTCGATGACGCCCCGCTTGAACTGCGCGCTCCCCTGACGGGCGCTACTTTGCTGGCTTTCGCGCATCGGAAAGCTCCATATTCGTGGTGTAGCCATTGCTCGCGAGGCGATGCCGCGCGCTCATGATGATGTAGCTGCGATCCCACCGTCCGAATTTGGAGAGCGTCGCCGTCTGCCCGGCCTGGCAGGTTGGGTCGCCGACAATCTCGAACGTCCCGCCCCATGCCTGCATATTCGCCTTTTGCAGCCGCGAGGCGGCCAGCTTTCGCGCCTGCCCCTGATCCTCGACGCGCTCGTCGATGCGCAGCGTGTCGCCGGTCCTGATCTCGCGATCCTCCGCCTCCACGTCGATGAGCTTCTTCTTGTTGCCGTCGAAATAGGAGACGCGCGCCTTCGTATGCGTGCCGTCCGATTTGTGCGTGAGATTGTAGTCGAGGATGTCCCGGCTGCCGCGCGTCAGCATGCGCACGGGGGCGCCCGAGAACAGCGCGGCGCGATCCGTGTAGACCGCCTTCTTGCCCTTCACCGCGAAGAAGGCGCCGTAGTCATTGGCCAGGCGCTGCAAAAACTCCAGATCGCGCTCACGGCGCTGCGTCACGCGCTCGAAGGTCACGTCGGGCGCCGCGCCCACCAGCTCCAGCCCATGCGCCGAGAGCACCTCCTGCGCGATCTGCCTTTGAGACTTGCCCTCGAACTCCTTCGTCTTCGGTGTCTTCAGCGCCTTGTCCACGGGCTTGGACTGCCCCCGGATGCGGAACACGTCGCCCCCTACGTCGCCCGAGGCCGAAGGCTCGTCGAGATAGAACGTGCCCATGTCGAGCAGCTTGCCGCCCTCGTAGCCGAGGAACCCGCGCAGCTCGTCGTTGAGGTCCGGGAACCAGGCGTCGAACCAGCGGCCATGGTCGTTCTTGAGATCGAGAATGATCTCGTCCGCCTCCTCGTCGAGATTGTCCGTGAAGGTCAGCGAGATGACGTCGTTCTCGATCTTCGACCATATGTCTCGCCCCTTGAAGAAGAGCTGCGCTGTCGGCTTGCGGACGCTCATTGCGCCTCCCCGAAAAGTGAGGAGCGGTTTTCGGATCGGGAGGCGCAGGTCATTGTCATCCTCGCCATGGCGGAACGTCGGCGGCGGCCGTCACGTCGTCGAGGATCGGGATTTTCAGCTCGAGCCCCGCGTCCAGCACGGTCGGGATCATCGTGAGGGGCGCGGTCGAGAAGAGCGCGCGATTGGCGTCGATGATGTCGCGGTAGCGGTTTTGGTCGCCATACATTTTCCAGGCGATGGTGTCCCAGCGGTCGCCCGGCTTGGTCACATAGAGGATATGGACCATCCCTATTTCCTCGCCGAGACATTGAGCGGGAAGTTCGCGGAGAGCGCCGGCGCGACGCTCTTTTGCAGCGCCGTTGCGAGGCCTTCGAGATCGTCCACCGGCGCTTCGATCAGCGTCAGATGCGCCTCGATCCTGACGACGCGGCCGGAGAGCGTGGTCTTTTTGATCTCGTGGCCGATCTCCTCGACGATGAAGCGCACGCCGCGAAAGCTGCCGTCGCCCGGCACATAGGCCAGC